GGTGCGGCGGTCATGAAGCTGGTCCCCGTACTGCTGGAGAAATTCCTAGAAGAGTCTGGTGTCCGTGTGGGCACCGACTACATTGCCACCGGGCATATCCACGACGAGGTTCAGGGTTCACTGCGGCCCGGCCTCGAAGACACCTTCTCCGCGTGTGTGGAGAGGGCTTTCAACGAAACGCAGAGACTTCTCGAAATCCAGGTGCCCCTCGTGGGCTCCGCAGACTTTGGCTCCTCGTGGGCCCAAACGCACTAGACATGACTGATAAGACCATCGAAGAACTCACGGCCGACCTGGAGGCTGCCGAAGCCGCCCACGACGACGCCGCATACGAAGCCTACACCGCCAGCGTAGCCGAGGACGAAGCCAAAGCCAAGCTCTACGACGCCCGAGCCGCCTACTACAAAGCCCTTGACGCCCAGGAGGAAAACTCCAATGACTGACCAACCCAAGACCCTCGAAGAACTCAAGGCCGAGATGGAGGTTGCCCGCGCCGCCCAAAAGGACGCCAAAGCCGCCTACCACAAAGCCCTCGACGCCTACGAAGCCGCCTTGGAAGCCGCCCGCCCCGCCCGCGACGCCGCCCGCCCCGCCCGCGACGCCGCCCGCGCCGCCGAGGACGCCTACTACGTCACCTACGACGCCTACGAAGCCGCCCTCGACGCCTACCACGAAGCCCGCGCCGCCTACTACAAAGCACTCGACGCCCAGGAGAACTCCGATGACTGACCAACCCAAAACCCTCGAACAGCTCGTTGACGAAATGGAGGCCGCCCGCGACGCCGCCAAAGCCGCCGAAGAGACCGACTGGGACGCCCGCAACGCCTACGAAGCCGCCGAAGCCGTCTATCACGCCGCCGAAGCCGCCTTTCACGCCGCCGAAGACGCCCATCACGCCGCCGAAGCTGTGGCCGAAGCTGCGACCGACGCCTACTACAAAGCCCTTGACGCCCAGGAGAAGACCGATGACTAAAGTTCTAATTGACGCCGACGAGCTCCTTTACAAGGCCTGCGCTGCCGCCGAGTACGACATGGAAATGGGGGGCACCCATGTGCTCATGTCCGACTTCGGGACAACACAGCGGATCTTCTGCGACCAGGAGGCCCGCATCTGCGACGCCCTGGACGCCACGGAGATCACGATGGCCCTTACCTCCAGCACCAATTTCCGTAAGGACATCCTCCCCACGTACAAGGCGAACCGGAAGAAGACCAGGAAGCCCCTGGCCTACGCCCGGCTGGTCGAGTGGGTCCGGGACGAGTACGTCACGCTGGAGCGTCCGGGGTTGGAGGCCGACGACATCCTCGGCATCTTCCACGGCGACTTCGACTACATCGTGGCCTCCGACAAGGACCTGCTCACGATCCCCACGCGGGTCTATTCGCCCTCGAAGGACAAGATCCACGACGTATCCCCAGCCCAGGCGAACTACAACTGGTTCACCCAGACCCTTGTGGGGGACGCTGTGGACGGCTACGCCGGGTGCCCTGGAATGGGACCTGTGGGGGCCCGGAAGCTCCTCGACAAGATCACGGCTATCCCCGGCGAGGTCTGCGGGTCTGAAGTGGGGGAGGTCTGGGACGCCATTGTGGGGGCCTTCGAGAAGAAGGGATTGACCTACGAAGACGCACTTCAGCAGGCCCAAGTGGCCCGGATTCTGCGCCCTTTGGACTGGGACGAGGAGGCTCAGACCCCAATCCTCTGGGGCCACTGATCGGCCTTCTAGGGGTCTAGAATGAAGGTGTGGGTCCTAAGAGGAAACCCCAATGAACGACCCCAAGATCATCAAGACCATCATCGAAGGAGCCCGGGACCGCTTCCCCGCCAAGGGGGCCTCAGAGCGGCTGGACTCCACCCCCGACCACGGCGCGCTCCTTCCTGTAATTATGCGGGATGCGGGGCGCGCCGAGGTCTTGGACTACTTTATCTCCCGCCTGACAGGAGAGTACGACATCCGCTTCGAGGAGCCCACAGAGGCTCCTGAGCCCTCTGGTCCGGTCCCTGTGGACCAATACCTCTCACGATAGTATGTGTGGAAAAACCCCCAAGCCTCCCAGCATCCAGGAGATCCCCAAGCCCCCGGCCCCAGCCGAGAGCGCTGTGAGGGTCCAGGAGACCGCTGAGGCCACCGCCCAGGCCCAGCAGGGTGCCGCCAGGCAAACCATGCGTCGCTTCGATGTCCGCCTCCCCAGCAACTTCACCATCCCCCGATGAAGATTTGCCGTGTCTGCGGGGACAACCAGCCCGCCTCCGAGTACCACAAGGACGCCAAGAAAGCCGACGGTCGCCGCAACATCTGCAAGGACTGTAAGTACGAGCAGGACCGCTGGGACAAGATCGAACGCAGGTACAGCCTGTCCCGAGAGGGGTTCTACGCGCTCTTGGAGGACCAAGGGGGCCGCTGCGGGATCTGCCTAGACGAGATGCCCAAGGGCACTGCCGTGGTGGACCACTGCCACGACACGGGGCTCGTCCGTGGCCTCCTTTGCGGGGGTTGTAACAGCGGGATCGGTCATCTGAGAGATGGCCGCGACCTTCACATCTTTGACCGCGCAAAGCGCTACCTCTCCCGATGAAACCCAACCAATCCCTTCAGAACCAGTACCGGGTCCTTGAGCAGTCCCGCCATGAGTTCCTAGAGGTCGGCCACAAGAGCGCGGTTCTCACGATCCCGTCGGTCCAACCTCGGGAGAACATGGACCGCTCGGAGTACCCCAACAACTTTCAAAGCATCGGCGCTCGCGGGGTGAACAACCTCAGCTCGAAGTTGATGCTTAGCCTGTTCCCTCCGACCCTGCCGTTCATGCGGCTGGAGATGTCCCCCGACGCCAAGGCCCAGATCGTGGCCGAGAGCGGGGAGAAGTCCTCCACGGTCATCTCGGAGATCGAGGCCAGCCTCCAGCTCCTGGAGCAGCAGGCTCTTTCCGAGTTCGACACCGAGGGGTGGAGACCCGCCCTAGCAGAGGCTATGCGGCTTCTGGTGGTGACGGGCAACGCCCTGGTCTATGACCGCCCCGGAGGCAAGTCACCAGTGACCGCCGACCTGCGACACTACGTCGTGGAGCGCGACCCGGACAACCGCCTCCGTACTGTGATCCTGCGCCAAGGTATCGGTCGGGACGACGCCGAGGACCGTCTTGGTCACGAACTCAGCCGGGAGCAGCTCAACGCCTCCGCAACGGATGTGTCCGCCGAGGGCAGCGCCAACCGCGCCGTCCTTGACCTCTACACCGGAGCTCGCAGGCTCCCCAACGGTCGCTTCGAGTTCTTCCAAGAGATCGCAGGGGAGCCTGTGGCGGACTCCCGCCGCGAAGTCTCCGAGGACAACCTCCCGCTGATGCCGCTCCAATTCTGCCCGATCTACGGGTACAGCTACGGGCGCGGTTTCGTCGAGGACCTCCACGGCGACCTCCTCGTCCTTGAGCAGATATCCCGATCCCTGGCCGAGGCTGCGATGGTCATGTCGAAGGTCATCTTCCTCACCCGCCCCGGCTCTGCCACGAAGCCCGCGTCTATCGCCAAGGCTCCTAACGGCTCCGTGCGTGTGGGCGACCCCGAGGACGTAGGCGCGGTCCAGGCCGACAAGGGTTCCGACCTCGCCATTGCATACCAGAAGCAGGGAGACATCTCCATGTCGTTGAGCAAGGCCTTCCTCCTGAACTCGTCCGTCCAGCGAGCGGGCGAGCGCGTGACCTCCGAGGAGATCCGCTATGTCGCTCAGGAGCTTGAGGATGCCCTCGGCAACGTCTACTCGGCGCTGGCCCAGACGGTGCAGCGCCCGGTCGTCATGTACCTGTTCAACCGCATCCGCAAGACCATCCCCGGTATCCCGAAGGAGGTCCAGCCTGTCATCGCCACGGGGCTGGAAGCCATCTCGCGGAACCACAAGGCTATGCGTATTCAGCAGTTCCTGGGTGCTCTCCAGCAGAGCATCCCGCCGGACCAACTCGTAGACTTCGTTCGGTTCGAGGCTGTGGCCGCTGATATGGCGACTGCCCTGAACCTACCCAAAGACCAATACATCAAGACCCCCGAAGAGATCGCGGCGATCATGCAGCAGCGCCAGCAGCAGCAGGCCGTCGAGTCCCTCGGACCCGAAATGCTCCGTCAAGGAGCCCAGCAACAAGCACCCCAATGAGCGATCAACCTGAACCCCAGCCCGTAGACGTTACCCCGAGCCCCGCCCCGGCCCCCGTGGAGTCCCTGGAGATCTCTGCGCCCCCCGAGGCTGCCCCTGCTACCGCTGCGGACGTTGCGCGTCTTCAGGCCGAGCTTGGGGAGATGCGTCGCCGCGACGCGGCCCGTCAGGTCACCGAGTCTCTCGGAGGCGACGAGGTTGTCCGTGGTGCCATGACCTGGGCCCAGCAGAACATGAGCCAGCAGCAGTTGGACGCCATCAACTCGGACCTCTCCAACGCCTCTGTGGACGGCCAGACCGCCATTATGCGGGGCCTCGTCGAGCAGAGCGGTGCGGGTGCCCGCCCGTTCGCCCAAGGAACCGCCCCGGCTCCTGGGACCGTCCCCTTTGCGTCGCAGGAGGCACTCCTCGCAGCCCAGCGCGACCCCAAGTACGCCACCGACCCCCAGTATCGCGAGGAGATCATGCGCCGTCTGCGTGTTTCCAGCCTATGAAGAACCTGCTCTACACCCTTCTCCTCCTGCTTCCGCTCGTCGGCTGCGGAACCTTCTCGGAGTTCGGGAAGAAGTACGACGCCATTGAGGCGGAAACCACCACCCTCCTTGAGGGCGTGGATGAGAAGTACGAGGAGGGGATCATCGACGCCACCGAGCGCGATGAACTCATCCGCGAGATCGTCCTTGAGTCGAAATCCCGTCTTGACGCCGCAGCGCGTGAGGCGGGCAACGATGTCCTTTCAACGGGAAGCGAGCTCCTCGACATCCTCCTGCTACTCCTCTTCGGGGGAGCCAGCGGCTCGGGTGTCCTGGCCCTGTCGCGCAAACTGCGCCGACCGCCGACCGACTAAGTCCCGCAAGGGCCGCTCTGGTACAACCGGGGCGCTTTATCCACACCGCAGAGGTCCGTAAGTCCCCGGCCAGGGCGCGACGCTGCGGTGCTGCCGTGTAGGAGAAGATGCAGCGGGCCTCCCAAGGGAGGAATAACCGAAGACGCGGAAGCTCCAGAATGGCAACCAAGACACTTTCTTTCCTACACACCCCTTTGACTAGAAACAGATATGGCATACCCCACTGTTGACAACCCGTCGATCCCGCAGAACAAGAACCTGACGGGCGACGACCAGCTTCTCCTCACGATGTTCTCGGGGGAAGTCCTCAACGTCTTCCGCGACAAGAACATGATGCTCGCCAAGTCGCGCGTGATGAACGTCGGCGCTGGTAGGGACTTCCAGTTCCCCCGTCTCGGGCAGGCCGACACCGCGTACCATGTGCGCGGCGAGAGCATCCTGGACGGATCCAAGTACCTCAGCCAGATCGAGTCCACGGACGTGATCATCCCCGTTGACAAGGTGCTGCTTTCCAGCGTCTTCGTTGACAACTGGGATGAACTGGTCACGCACTTCGAGACCCGCAGCGAGTACAGCTACCAGCTCGGCGCCGCGCTTGCCCGCAAGATGGACAAGCAACTCTTCGCTATGGCCGTGGACCACGCGCTTTCCGCTGCGGGTTCCCCGTTCCAAGTGGCGGCCAACGCCGCCAAGGCGAACTCCACGATCATCAACAAGACCGGCGTGAACGGAACCGACGCGACCGCGATGGGCCTCCTTGAGGACGCGATGGTTGAGGCCGCCTCGGCCTTCGCCTCCAAGGACGTTCCCATGGACGACGTGACGTTCTTCATCCGCCCCGATCAGTACTACGCGCTCCAGAAGCACGGCGCTCTCCTCAACACCGACTACGGCAACGCCGGGAACGGTTCACAGGCGGGTGGCGCGATCTTCCGTGGCTACGGGTTCAACATCGAGTGGACGAACCACCTCCCGAGCGCTCCTGTTGTGGCGGAGACCGGCGAGAACGGCGACTACGCGGCCACCAAGGGCGTCACCGCCCTGGCAATGGACCGTGGTGCCATCGGCACCGTCATGCGCCAGAGCGTCCAGACCGAGACCGATTACCAGGTCGAGCGTCAGGGCACCCTGCTCGTCTCCAAGATCGTCTGCGGCCACGGGATCCTTCGTCCCGAGTGCCTCGCCACGATCCACGACAGCGCCGTCGGCGTCTGATCCGACACTCTGAGTTTACACTCACTGGGCGGCACCTTGATTTTCAGGGTGCCGCCCACCCTTTTATCCCCGCCGAACCATGAGCACCTTCAACGAACTCGCTGCGGTCAACCGCATCCTCGCAGCCCAAGGGCTTCCCCCGGTCAACACCATCGACGGGGACACTTCCAAGAACACGCAGATCGCCTTGTCGATGCTGCGGCAAGTCTCGATGGACGTCCAAGCCGAAGGCTGGTCGTTCAACACCGAGTACGACTACACCCTCCCGCAAGACGCGGCCACCGGAGAGATCCCGGTGCCGGAGAACATCACCCGGTGGTACTCAGACGAGGAGCCCTGGATCATCCAGCGTGGCACCCGTCTGTACAACCGACAGGACAAGACCTACGCCTTCACAGGCGCGAAGAACGGCACCGCTCAGTTGAACTTGGTGTGGAGCGACCTGCCCGTAGAGGCCAAGGTCTTCATTGCTGCCCGTGCGGCCCGGATCACCTACGAGCAGTACGTGGGGGCCGACGAGACCCGTCAGAACCTCTACGTCGAGGAGAGGAACGCTCAGATGGTCCTGGACCAGCGTGAGGCCGATACGGGCCACATCTCGATGCTGAACGACGCGTACATCCCGCACCTCCGTGGCTCGTCTTACGTCCCCGGAACTCCCCGATACCCCAACGTCTGATGTCCTTTCGACAGTCCATCCCAGCCTTCCTCGGAGGGATCTCCCAGCAATCCCGCGCCATCCGCTCCACGAACCTGGTGGACGACTGTGCGAACATTGAGCACCTTCCGAGCGAGGGTGCCACCAAGCGTTACCCGACCGAGCACGTTGAGGCCTTGTCGGAGCAGGGCGGCGGTGACTACATCGACCCCCTCTCCCAGAGCCAGACACACGCGGTCCCCCTGAGCCGGGACGAGGGCGACTTCATCGCTGTCTTCGATGGCTCCCTGGCGGACGGAGATTACTCCGTGCGGGTCTATGACTCCTCAGGTGCCGCCCAGACGCTCATCGAGGCCGACGACGCCTTCGGGTACATCCGTGGTGCCTCCCACTCGGACCTGGCGTTCCAGCAGGTCGCAGACACCCTCTACGTTGTCAACAAGACCACTGAGGTCGTTGCGGCCCCTGGTACGGACTATGCGTCTTGGCGTACTGCCAGCGACGCAGGCGTCTTCGTAAAGCAGACGGATTACGACCGCACCTACGTCATCTCGACGCCCCTAGGTGACGTA